TAAATACAATCAATGTTTATAAAAACAACCTGAAGTCTGCTGAAGAAGTCGGAGAAGATGTAGCTGATTATATTGATATCCCAGCCCTTAAAGGAGCATATAAAGACTATACCAAAGAGCTTGAAAACCTTGGTGTACCCAAAAACAAACAAACAGAAATTATGAAATATGGGGTAGCCAAGATTAAAGATGAAGGCATACCCCCTAGTCGAGAAGAGTTATTTAGATACGGTACTGAAAATTTAGATTTACTTCAGGATATTTATCGTTTTGAAAGAACTGGGTCAGGTCAAATTTTAAACATAAACCGTATTCAATCAGATTACGCAGAAGATGTAGGTAATGTAAGAGACACACTCAAACGTACAAATCCAAAAGCTTCTGGATATGAAATGCCTGAAGTTACAAAAAAACTACAAAAAGAAATTGATAAAATTAATGAGTTAACTGAAAAGCAAAATAAAAAAATAGCTGAAGGGGCAAGGAACTTAGATGATGATGTTTATAAGCTTGAAGAGCAAATAAACGAGCTACTACTTGAAAAACCAGATGGCTATAAATTTAACTTCATAATGCCAAGTGTAGATAAGTTAACTAAAAACTTTAAAAACTCAAAACTTAGAAAAGCCTTCGATAAATACAGGAAAGACGTAAGATCTTTAAAGTTTAAAGGAAGTTTTTTAAAGTATGTTCGCAGTAAAGATATTTTTGAAAAAAACTCCAGCATATTAGATACAAAAATTGACGGAAAAAAAGTGAGGTTAAATAAACCCATTAGTGGTTTTGAAAGCAATCTTTATAAATTAGATCCATTTGCAAGTAAAAACAGGCCTGTTGTTTCTAAAATTGTTATACGTAAACGTTTAGAAGAGGCTGTAAAAGGAAATTATGATGGAATTTATCTAGACAGCGGACGCAAAGTTACCAACCGAGAAGGTGGGCAAGGTAGCAAAATAATTGATGTAAATTATGAAGAAGCAGGAAGCGAACTAGCCAAGGTTATAAGAGAAATGGGTTTTGATCCCAAAGAAATAAAAGTAATAGACACCAAAAAAAATCCAAATCTAGCTAGAGCTTACGATATTGCTGATGAAGGATATTACTATCCATTCTCACGTGAATTTAGAAAAGCAGTACTAGAAAAAGGTATCAACGCATTTAAGTTTGGTGGCGAAGCAACAAGTATTCAAAAATTATTAGATGATATTAATAAGGACTTGGGTATTGATAAGGTTGAATTAGATGTTGGCTCAATAGAACCAATTAAAGAATTAGAATTTCCAAAACCTGTAGGTTCTGAAGGTTTTGAAAAAACTTTACTATCTCTTGGTACAAGAGGCATTTTTGATGTCTTGGGGAGTGATGATAATATGCAAAGTATTATTTTTTACATGATGGCCCGAAGATTGCCTAGTGCTGAAAGAGCAAAACTATTTATAGANCCACTCAAGAAAAAGATTGCTAAATTAGAAAAAGATAAGAAAAAGTATGTTGAAACACATNAAGCAAAGAACGTAGATAAGTACAAACAGAAGTTAAACAGCTTTGATCAAGAAATAAAAAAATTAGAAAAAAACATCAAAGAGAATAAAATTAGCTACGATCTTGAAGATTTATGAGTTTAGCCCACCTATCTGATACGGAGATGAAAGAAGCACTACTGCTTCAACAACGTCTTCAATCCTTACAAAAACAAGACGAATGCCAAAAAAGTTTTTTNAAGTTCGTTGAACATATGTGGCCTGAATTTATTTGTGGTAAGCATCACAAAATATTTGCAGANAAATTACAAAAAGTTGCAACAGGCGAGATCAATCGTTTGATTGTTAACATGCCACCTCGTCATACNAAATCAGAATTTGCNTCTACTTATTTTCCTGCTTGGATTATGGGNAAACAGCCNAACCGTAAAATTATGCAGACCACTCATACAGGGGAACTTGCAGTACGTTTTGGTAGAAAGGTAAGAAACATGATGGATACTGAGGAATATGAAAGAATATTCCCACAAGTAAAATTACAGGCTGATTCAAAATCAGCGGGACGTTGGGAAACAAATGGTGGAGGAGAATACTTTGCAGCGGGTGTAGGAGGAGCGATTACAGGTCGTGGTGCTGATTTATTAATTATTGATGATCCACATTCAGAACAAGATGCTTTGAGTATAAATGCTATGGAAGCATGTTGGGAATGGTACACATCAGGTCCCAGGCAACGTTTGCAACCAAAAGGTGCAATTGTTTTAGTTATGACTCGTTGGTCAAATATTGACCTNACTGCAAAGTTATTGGAAGGGCAAAAAGAAGCGAAAGCAGACCAATGGGAAGTNATAGAGTTTCCTGCCATATTTCCTGATACGGAAAACCCTTTATGGCCTGAGTTTTGGAATATCGACGAACTACAAAAAGTTAAAGCATCTTTGCCTGTTATTAAGTGGAATGCACAATGGATGCAAACCCCAACAGCTGAAGAAGGTTCGATTATAAAAAGAGAATGGTGGAATGATTGGACGCATGAAGAATTACCAGCCGTAAAATACATAATACAAAGCTACGATACGGCTTTTTCCAAGAAAGAAACGGCTGACTTTTCTGCTATATCAACGTGGGGTGTGTTTAAGCCTACTGAAGATGCTCCTGATTCAATTATACTTTTAGATTGTCAAAGGGATAGATGGGACTTTCCAGAGCTTAAAAGAGTTGCATATGAAGAATATCAATATTGGGAACCCGATATGGTTCTTATTGAAGCAAAAGCATCAGGAACTCCGTTGACACATGAACTAAGAAGATTGGGTATTCCTGTTGTCAATTACACACCATCAAGAGGTCATGACAAACATTCAAGGATGCACTCTGTTGCACCTATGTTTGAAAGTGAATTAGTTTGGGCTCCTACCAGTAAACATTTTGCACAAGAGATGATTGAAGAGTGTGCATCATTCCCCTTTGGGGCGAATGACGATTTATGTGATACTATGACACAAGCACTTATGCGTTTTCGTGAGGGTGGTTTAGTTTCTCTAGATGATGACTATCAAGACCTAGAGCAAGCACCTGTCAAACGAGCTTATTACTAAAATGAAATTATTTTTAACAGAATACGAAAAAGACGGAATTCAACATGAAGGCCCGATTATTGTTGCCCCTAATTTTGAATTAGCGTTAGAGCAAGCACAATATTTAGATATAAAACTTGTAGGTGAGCTTGCAGGGTTTTACAATCCCTATGGAGATTCTGAAAAAGTTGAAAGGACATTACACTAATGGCTATAGAAAAAAACATAATACCACCCGAAGTAGAAGAGTTTAACCCAGGTAAGAACACAACTCCTGAAGAACAAGAAGTCGGAGAACTTATCGAAGTTATGACAGAGGAAACTCCGATGGGAGTTACCATGACTGAAGATGGTGGTGCTATTTTAGGTGATATTGAAGAAGATATCGAAACAACTTTTGATGAAAACCTAGCTGAAGTTTTACCTGAAGATGAGCTAATGCGTATTGCTAGCGATCTAGTAGGTGGTGTAGAAAAAGATAAATCATCTAGAGAGGATTGGGAAAAAACATATACTGACGGTTTGAAATATCTTGGTATGAAGTTTGATGATGATAGATCAGAACCATTCCAAGGAGCAAGCGGAGTTATACATCCTCTTTTAGGAGAAGCTGTAACCAATTTCCAAGCTCAAGCATATAAAGAATTATTTCCTAGTGGCGGTCCAGTAAAGACACAAGTGATTGGCGATTACAATTCAGTAATTGAAGAGCAAGCACAAAGAGTTCAAGAATTTATGAATTATCAAATTGTGCATGTGATGGAAGAGTTTGACGAAGAACTCGATCAATTACTTTTTTATTTACCGCTAGCAGGAAGTGCATTCAAAAAAGTTTATTATGACGAAACTCTAGGTAGAGCAGTTTCAAAGTTTATTGCTCCTGAAGATTTAGTTGTTCCTTACTACACAACTGACTTAGAGTCATGTCCTAGAATTACAAACATAATTAAGATGCCAGAGAATGAAGTTAGAAAGCTTCAAGCTATTGGCTTCTATCGTATGGTAAATCTAATGAACGGTGATGATACTTCTAATGTATCAGGCGTTAAAGAAGAGATAGATAAGCTAAGTGGTATTGAGCCATCTTATGATTCTGACGAAGTGTCAGTTTTATATGAAATCCATTGTAATTTAGATCTACCAGGTTTTGAGGATGTAAATAAAGATGGTGAATATACAGGTATAAAATTACCGTATATTGTAACTATTGACTCAAACAGTAATAAAGTTTTATCAGTCAGAAGAAACTTCAAAGAAGAAGATCCACTAAGAAACAAAATAGAATACTTTGTTCACTTTAAATTTTTACCAGGTTTAGGATTTTATGGCTTCGGTCTAACACATATGATCGGAGGACTATCAAAGGCATCCACATCAATTTTAAGGCAATTGATTGATGCAGGTACCCTCGCCAACCTACCTGCTGGGTTTAAGACGAGAGGTATTCGTATTAGGGATGAAGACACCCCAATACAGCCTGGAGAGTTTAGGGATGTGGATGCCCCTGGCGGTTCTTTAAGAGAATCAATTCAACCGTTACCTTTCAAAGAGCCTAGTGGTACTTTATTAAATTTACTAGGTATTCTAGTTGAGTCAGGATCTAAATTTGCATCTATTGCAGAAATTAACGTAGGACAAGGCAATCCAAATGCTCCTGTTGGAACAACATTAGCATTATTAGAAAGATCTACAAAAGTTTTATCTGCCATTCACAAAAGACTGCATAACGCACAAAAAAAGGAATTCAAACTTCTTGCAACCATTTTTAAAGACTACTTACCTCCTGAATATCCATATATGACAGCTAGTGGTAATGTAAGTATTAAAGTTGCTGATTTTGATGAAAGGGTTGATATCTTCCCAATCAGTAATCCTGATATATTTAGTGCATCACAAAGAATTGCTATGGCTCAAGAACTTATGCAGTTAGTTCAGTCAAACCCTGAAGTTCATGGCCCGCAAGGAATTTATGAATCATATAGAAGAATGTATGCTGCTATTGGCGTTGATAATATAGATCAGTTACTAATGCCACCCCCAAGTATAGAACCAAAACCTATAGAAGCTGGGTTTGAAAATAATGGATTACTTATGGGTCAGCCAGCCCAAGCATTCTCACAACAAAATCATGATGCTCATATAGCGGTTCATATGTCTTTATTAAACACTCCTCCTGTCCAAATGAATGCTGCAGTACAAGCAACCATTCATTCTCATATCATGCAACATTTACAAATGAAAGCAGACAATATTGCACTAGAGCAAATGCCTCCTGAATTAAGACAGCAGTACGAACAAATTACGCAACAGGCTCAACAAATACCTCCTGCCGAAGCTGAGATGCTTATGGCACAATCAGCAGATATACTTGCACAGTTCTCTGCACCTATATTAAGTGAGTTGATGAATGAATTTACGCAACAGATATCCGCTCCACAAGATGAAGATCCTTTGGTGGCAATTAGAAAACAAGAGCTTGCATTAAAAGGTCAAGAGCTAGCACAAGAACAGCAACAATTTAAGGCCGAGCAACAAAGGAAAATGGAAGAATCATTAAGACAAGATAGGATTGATAGAGAGAGAATTGCAACCCAAGAAGATATTGCAGACATGAAAGATGAAACTGCAAGAGCAAGACTTGCTCAACAACGTGAATTATCTATCGCTAATATGATGAATAAAAGTTAAGGTTATACTTGCAAATTAAACTTATTTACAACAAAATTAGCACATGATCAAAAAAACAGATATACAAAATTTATCAACTCCAAAAGTTTTGAAGAAACAAAACTATTCAAATAAAGGATCAGTTACGTTTAAAGCAGAGTCAGGAACTTTTTCTGCGGATGCTTCTCCAAAACCAGGAATGGGTAAAGGTAAAGCTAGAGGAATGGGTGCCGCAGAGTTTGGTGGCAAGTTCTCTGGCGTTTATTAATGGATGCTCTTTGGCTAAGAGATAAGTTTTTAAAAGAACTTAATCAAAAAAAACAAGATATCGTTGATACGATGCTTGTTGGAGTCAAGGATCACGATCAATACCAATACTTGCGTGGATGTTACAGTTCTCTCGTCGACGCAGAACAAATTTTAAGGGAACTGCTAGGAAGGATAATAGAGGATGAAGAAACAGAGCAAAGTAATAGTTCCTGAACACGTAGCCCAGGAAGTCGAAAAAGAAGCCCAAAAATCAATTCAAGAAGAAAACACATCAGAAGTCGATCAGGCTTTTGTTAGTTCTGAGGAAAGAGTTTTAGATCCAACGCTTTTAGAAAAATCTTTATTAGATAGAATGCCTCAACCAACAGGTTGGCGTCTACTTATATTGCCATATAAAGGCAGAGGTGTTTCTAAAGGTGGTATCCAATTAGTAAAAGATACGGTTGACAGAGAAGCATTAGCATCTGTTGTTGCTTACGTAGTTAAAATGGGACCGCTCTGCTATAAAGATACAGAAAAGTTTGGTGAAACCCCTTGGTGTGAAGAAAAACAATGGGTTTTAATAGGACGGTATGCAGGAGCTCGATTTAAATTGGGTGATGATGCTGAATGCCGAATCATAAACGACGACGAAGTTATCGCTACGATTTCTGATCCAGATGATATCGTCACGCTATAAGAGGAAAAAATGAACGAAGAAGCATTAAATCAAGTTGAAGAAGAAAATCAGGAAAATCAAGAGATTGAAGAGGCTGAGATTGTAGAAGTCGAAACCGAAGTTTCTGAAGAGGAATCTCAAGATGATTCGACTGAAGAAAAGACAGAAGATGAACATGCTCAGTATTCCGAAAAGGTTCAAAAAAGAATCAATACTTTAACAAGAAAGTTAAGGGAAGCTGAACGTGGTCAAGAGTCCGCATACGAGTATGCAAAAAAACTAAGAGATGAAAATAAGGGTTTAAAACAGAAAACCACATCACTTGACCAATCATATCTTTCAGAAGCAGAAAACCGACTAAAATCACAAAAGACGCAAGCTATGTCTATTTTAAGTCAAGCACATGCTGAACAAGATTTTGATAAAGTAGCAAAAGCACAAGATATATTAGCTAAAATTGCTGTAGAAGAAAGCAAAATATCAACTAACAGACAACAGCTTGAAACACAACAACAAGTTCAAGAAGATGATGGATTTGATCAAGTTTTTTCACAACAAGCACAACCACAATATACTCCTCCTCCCCCAAGTCAAAAAGCAGAAGCTTGGGCACAAAAAAACTCTTGGTTTGGTGATGATGAGGAAATGACTGAGGAAACTCTTAAAATACATCAAGATATTATTTTAGGAAATAAAGCAGAACCTGAATCAGATGAATATTATTCTTTGCTTGATCAAGGTGTAAGAGATGCTTTCCCAGAAAAGTTTTATGATGGTGGTAATGTTCAATCAAAGCCATCTCAAAAAGTTGCGTCAGCAACAAGGGCTGATGCAAAAGTATCAGGTAAAAGAAATGTTAAATTGAGCCCGTCTGAGGTTCAAATGGCAAAAAGACTCAACGTACCTCTAACAGAGTACGCTAAATACGTTAAAAGGTAGACATATGGATAAAAATGATACAAAATCTAATAACAGAGCTCCACGCTCTGCTGAAACTCGAGCTAAACAAGTTGCTCGCAAACCTTGGCGTCCCCCATCTATGTTGGAAACGCCACCAGCACCTGAAGGATATTCTTACAGGTGGATAAGGGCTGAAATTGTCGGCCAGGAAGATAAAAAGAACGTGATGTCTAGATTACGAGAAGGCTTCGAGCTGGTTAGTAAAGAAGAGATCGGTGATTTTGAACTTCCTAGTATGGATGATGGAAAGCACGCTGGTGTTGTTTCGGTTGGTGGTTTGCTTTTGGCGAAGATTCCGAATGAAACACGTGAAGAAAGAAACGCCTATTTCAATGAACGTGCTCAACTGCAACAAGATGCAGTAGACAATGATTTGATGAGAGAATCTGACCCATCTTCTCCGATATTAAAACCTCAGAGAAGTACAAGCGTGACTTTTGGTGGTGGCAAGAGAAGTTAATTCTTTTTTTGTTGCTAAAAACTAACTTTTTTTAGGTAAAAGGTAAAAAAA